AAGAACTGAAGAAGATTAACAAGGCTATCGCAGAGCGCGACGCGCAAATCGAGAAACTCGGAAAGACGGCTACCCCGGCAATCCGTAAGGCCCCAGTTCAAAAAGAGGTAAAACCCCTCAACCTTTCTAACCACTCCGTAGCGGAGCGTGTTGCAATCATTCAAAACCACTTTATGCAGTAATCATGGCAGATGCTTCAATCACCAGTAACTACGTAGGGAAACAGGCGCTTCCCTATGTAGCCCCCGCGATTCTCGCCGCAGACACAATCGCGAACAATTATGTCACCGTACTGAATAACGTCCGCGGACGTGCTCAACTGCGGAAGTTCTCCGGTAGCCAAATTCAGGCTGCTACTTGCACGTTTACGACGGGTACGGCTTTGGCTTTGTCCGATGTGGCTCTGTCTTTGACGGACCTCCAGATTAACGACCAAATCTGTAACAAAGACCTCCACATGGCGTGGGAGTCCGAGCAAATGATTGGTGCTGGGGCTCCGGCTCCTGCGGACATGAAGGCAGGCGCTGCACAGTACGTCGCAAAGCGTGCCGCAGAATCTATCGAATTCAATATCTGGCAGGGTAACTACAACATCGACAGCGGTTCGGTTACAGGTGCTACCTACACCGCGTTCAACGGTCTGCTCCGCCAAATGGTTTTGGCTTCCCCGACCTATGAAGCAAACTTGACGGGTGCTTTGACTTCTGCGAATATCCTTTCGAAGTTGTCGGCCCTGACCACGACCCAATGCCCGCCGGTTTTGCGCGGTAATTACGACGCGGTTATCTACATGAGCCGCGCTACGAAAGCCCTGTACTACACCGCTCTCGCAGGTACGGCACAGTTGGCTTACCTCGCAGAAGGTTTGGCCGACAAGTACGCGGGACACCGCGTAGTGGTTCCCGCTGGTTTCCCGGATGACACGCTTTTGATTTCGAAGGTTGAGAACCTGTACGTAGGTACAAACCTCCTGACCGACCTCACCGAGGCCGCGGTTCTCGACCTCATCGGAGTGACGGGAGACGATGTTACCCGCGTTATCATGAAGTTCGCTTTCGGTACGCAGGTAGTAGACCACGATTCGTACGGCTTGCTCCGTCGGACCACCTAATAGAAACCCGATAGAAGGAGGGGGCTAATAGCCCCTTCCTTTTGTCTTTAATCCCAAAATCAATGGCTTGTAATATCACAATCACGGGACGGGGATACCCCTGTAAAGACGCTATCGGGGGTGTACGTCGCTTCTGGGTTAAGGCCTTCGACCCGGACGGCTCCAACTGGGGCACGGTTACGGCGGGTGCTCTCGCAGGTGCGGCCGAGGCAATTACCGTCTACTCTTTCCAGCTGACGAAGAACACGGCTTCGTTTGTCCAGACCATTAACGCGTCTATGGAAACGGGGAACGTCTTCTATTCTCAAGTTCTCGAGGTCACGATTCCGAAGATGGAAGCGGCCGTTAACGCCGAAATTGCAGACCTCGTGAAGACGCGTCTGTGCGTTATCGTGGAAACCGCAAACGGAGAGCGTTTGGTTATGGGTCTTCTCAACGGCGTAGACGTTACCGGAGGAACCATTACTACCGGAACGGCTGCGGGCGACCTGCACGGCTACACGTTGACGTTTACGGCGGAAGAAAAGGCACCCGCTCCGGTCCTTTCTGCTGTTACGAATATTACTTATACTTCGGAGACGTAAAAGGTTTGTTTTCTTGGTTAAGATAGGGCCGGGGTATTCCCGGCCTTTTCTTTGCTATATGGTTAACGCTGGCATGGCCTGCCTTCCCGAACGGTGGCCCGCCTCCAAAGAGGCTATATTTTCCCTGAAGGGACAGGTACGACAGTTGTATATCTACTGGGCGGACGAATCTTTCCCGCTCGATTTAGAGGCGGACTGGATAACGGTTACACACGGACCGAACCGAGGGGACTTCTCTAAACTGGCTCACGTGCCGGGGGACTTTATTTCGTGTGACGATGACCTGATATACCCGCCTACGTACGTAGAAGATTTCTTGAACTATTCGGGGGCCTTCCCGAACGCTATCCTCACCCACCACGGAAAAGAGGTACACGGACACGAACCGAAGGCCGTAGCGCACTGCCTCCGTGCGAACCCAGACACAAAACGGGTAGACGTTCCGGGTACCGGGGTTTCGTTTTATCCGGCCCATATCTACGCCGCCCTTCTCGAAGGTATCGAATACGACTGGAACTGCCTAGATATTTTGGTAGGTTCATGGATGCGGAAGAACGAGGTAAAGGCCTACGCCCTCCCGCACAAAGAAGACTATTTTGGCTATATCCCTCCGCCGCAGGGGTTGACTATCTGGGACCTGCACCACCACAACTGGCCACGCCTATACCGTATTTACTTTCCATGAAAATAGCCCTCCATATACCCGTCTGGAAGCGGGTAGAACTGACGCGGGCCTGCTACGTAGGTCTTCAGAGAATCCAAAAGGAGTTCCAAGAAAACGGGGCCGAACTGGTTCCCTATATCGCGGTTTCAGAAGACGAACACGAAGAACTGGCGCAAGAGTTCGGATGGAATTACAAGTGGTTCGCAAACGAACGACTAGGAACAAAGAATAACGAACTACTGGACTGGATGCGCGATTTCTCGTGGGACTTTATGCTCCAGTTAGGTTCGGACGATTTTATCCTCCCGGGAGGCGGCGCGCATATCGTAGAACTCATGAAAGAATACGAGTTCGCGGGGTCGCGAAATATCTACATGTTCCGAGCGGACACCAGAGAAGGGACTTTGTTTCGGGGTTACGCTTCGGGGGCCGGACGTTTTATGGCTAGACGTTTGGTAGATAAGGTACCGGTTATGTGGACAGATAGGCAGGTAGGTCTAGATGGCTGTTCCCGTCGTAGCGTCTGGGAGAAAACGAAGGTAGAACCCTACTGGAGCCAAACGCCTACGGTAGCAGATGTAAAGAGTTCCGTAAATGTTAGTGCCTTTGCGCGTTATAAGTACAGCCCCGAGAACTACGACCTCGACGAAGTAGTACCCGAAGCACACCTAATCCCTCGCGATGTTGTACTTAAACTCGAATAGCGGTAATCAAAATATCTACCTCACGCTTCAGGACGCGGGGCGGGATTACACGTACACCCATTACCTGTTTAAGCTGGTGCACCGCATGACCCTCGAAGACTTCTATTTCGTGGGTTACGTGATTAACGACAATCCGAGGTACACAAAGATTCAGGTAGCTACAAACGCGACTACCACGAATAACGTCCTTTTGACGGAGACCGGGGATTACGATTATTTCGTTTATGCCCAGAACTCAAGTACCAATAAAGACCCAGATAACGCGGCGGTTGTAGCTTTAATCGAGCAGGGTACCTTGCGCGTTCCGGGGGCGGGTATCGTAAGCCTCCCTACTATCACTCTCGAAGATAACGTACTGTTCTATGGCAACGAATAAAATCGAAAACGTCCAACTCAAGACGTACGAAGCTAGGTCCTACCGCGAACACGCAAAGGGGGACTGGGTCAAGTACGGGGACGATAACCTATTCCCTAACTATCTGGTAGACCTCTACCATTGCAGCCCGACGCATAACGCGTTATGCACGACTATCGGGATGATGATTTACGGGGAGGGGTTCGAGCCGGCCGACCTCAACGCGAAACTGCTCGCGGCCCAGTGGGACCTGAATTCGGAACTCCGGAAATGCGCTATCGACCTAAAGATTCAGAACGGTTTTGCCCTCGAAGTGAACTGGAGCGTAGACCGGACGGTAATTGCGAATATTAGCCACCTCCCGTTCGAGAACCTACGTTCGGGGGTGTGCGACGAAGAAGAGGTAGTACAGTGGTATTACTACTCGCGGGACTGGAGCGACTCCAGACAGGAGCCCATGGCCATAGCCCGCTTTAACCCAGAGACGAAGAACGAGTACCCGACGCAAGTTCTGTATGTAAAGCCGTTTTCGGTAGGGTCTTACTACTACCCAAAGCCCGACTATATCGGGGCGATTAACTACATCGAACTCGAGAAGGAGATTTCGGTATTCCACATCAATAATATCAAGAACGGTCTTTCTCCTTCGTTCGCGATTCACTTCAAAAACGGTATCCCCTCGGACGAAGAACGCCGCGAAATCCGTCGGGATATCGAAAGGCAGGCCGCCGGAGCACAAAACGCGGGTAAGTTCTGGATGACCTTTTCCGATGAACCGGACCGCGCCCCGACTATCGAGGCGTTTACCCTTTCGGACGCGGATAAGCAGTACCAATTCCTTTCGGAGGAAACCACCGCGAAGATTATGATAGGCCACCGCGTGACTAACCCGCAGATGTTCGGGGTAATGGTCGCGGGGAAACTAGGGGGCGGAACCGAATTAGAGGCCTCTATGGACCTTTTCGAGCAACAGGTAATAACTCCCTACCAACAAGTAATCGAAGAGGCCGTTAAAACGCTCCTAAACGCTTCGGGCGCGGACGGGAAACTGGTAGAACTGGCGGTCGAGTCTTTTACTGACTACCCCGACGCGATTCGTAGCAACGCGAAACGCGGAATAGAACTCAACGAGAACCAGAACAATAAATGCGCCACACAAACGGGAAAGGTCCGGGCGCAACAGTTGGCTAACGGGGAGCCAATTTCTCTGGAGACGGTAAAGCGTATGTACTCCTACCTCTCGCGGGCCGAAGAGTACTACGACGAAAACGACACGACTTCGTGCGGGACTATATCCTACCTCCTTTGGGGCGGGAAGGCGGCCCTAGGATGGAGCCGCAACCTGCTCCGTCAACTCGGAGAAATCGACCTCTCGGAAGAACACAACCTCGACGGGGTAGCGGACTACCTCGAAGGTCTGGGGGAACAGATGGGCGACGACTGGGAGTTAATCGACGAACGAGAAGTAGACTACGACCGCGAAGAAGAATACGACGCCCTTTGGACGTTTGCGCGTACGCTCCGGAATAACCCTCAAGCAAAGAGTTCGCAGGATAACGAAATCGTTCGGGTACGTTACGCGTACGCTCCTACGACCCTCGCAGACGGACGGAGCCGCGATTTCTGCACGCGTATGATTCAGGCCATGAAGGTCTACCGGAAAGAAGATATTATGCAGGCCGGTAGTCAAGCGGTGAACCCCGGCTGGGGACCGAACGGGGCCGACACGTACGATATATGGTTATATAAAGGGGGCGGGTCCTGTCGCCATTTCTGGATGCGTCAAACGTACCTGAAGCGTAATAACGACCTCGTTTCTGTCAACGAGGCGAAGCGCCTAATTCAGGCCCTCCCGCCGGACGAACGCAAGAAGAACGCGCTAGAAGAAAATGACCGCAAGGTGGCCCAGCGCCCCCGCGACATGAAAAACAGAGGTTTCTTGAAGCCCCGCAAATTCACAACTCCCCGATAATGGCCGAAGTACTCTTTATCAACCCGAACTACCTCAAGCGGGTAACGCAGTTAAACGGCGGGGTAGACGAAAACTATATCACGCAGGCGGCTATCCTCGCACAGGATAAGAACGTCCAAATCTATCTGGGTTCGGACCTGTACGACGCGCTACGGACGAAGATTAGCGGCGGGACCCTGACAGGGAATTACCTTACCCTCGTAGAAAACTACGTCCGCAAGGCTACGGCGTGGTGGACTATGGTAGAACTCCTTCCGACCCTTTACGTGAAAATCGATAACGGAGGTTTGGTAATCCGGAGTTCGGAAAATACGACGGCTATTTCTCAAGCGGACTTCCACCGGGAACTGGAACGGTGTAGGCAAAATGCCAACTTCTACACGAACCAGATGTATCGGTACCTCTGCCAGAACCCTAGCCTCTTCCCGGAGTATTCTACCAACTTGCAGAACCGTATCTGTGCGCAACCGTTCAAGTACTATCAATCTGGACTCGCGATTTCCGGAACGTATACGGTCCCGAATATCACTCCAGAGTACGCCTACGCTATCAATAAATGAAGCAGGACCGGAACGCCAATATCGAAAAGCTAAAACGGTGGATAGATGGACGGACTACAGGACATACGGGAGGGGCTAGCCCGGATAGAAACCAAACTCGACTTCCACAAAGAGTCCATAGACAAACACGAGAAGAAAATCGAGAATCTTGAGTTCAAGTGGCTGGGTAGTATTGGGGGAGTAGGTGTTATTATAGCGGGCTATCTTAAATCCCTATTCAATGCGTGAACTCAAGTATATCGTTCTTCATTGTTCTGCTACTCCGGTTTCTATGGACGT